ATGGTATCAAGAGCAAATAAATGCCATATACGGATTAGATAGTACGCAAAATTCTGATATATTGCTGTATTCTACATCTAAAAATCTTTTGTTACAATCATTTGATGATTTTGAAATGTTTTTATATTATGAGTTGGATTCATCAAAAAGAAATGATGTAACATATCCAATTCCACCAATAATAAAAACAACAAGATCTGAGGATTTGGAAAGTATTGTCTGGATTGATTGGGCACAAACCTGGGTAAACGCTAATGTTATTTGGGCGGTTGGGCCTGGAATTCCATATGCATTTGAAACAATTGATATTAACAGTGATATATATTTGGCATGGAAAGACGCAGCAATTGAAACGGCAAGAGAATATGACTTTGATAATGAAGCACAATTAATAAGAACAATACCAGAATTTATCAGAGATGATTCAAATAATAGCGAGTATCTTTTATTTGTTAATATGATAGCACACTATTTTGATACTATATGGTTATATATTACACATTTTAATGATAAATATGCACAAGATGAGCACCCAGACTTTGGTATATCAAAAGATTTATTAGTACACATGGCTAATAATTACGGATGGAAATTAAATGAGAGTCAAAAATTAAAAGATCTGTGGTTTAATTTCTTTGGTTATGATGAAATGAAGAAACTAAAGAGAACCAATATAAATGACACATCATATGCATTGCCATCTAGTGATTATACAAAAGCAATTTGGAAGCGTATCCTTTTAAATTTACCAAAAATCCTAAAATCTAAAGGAACCGATCGTTCGGTAAAGGCATTGGTATCTGCATATGGTATACCTGCTTCACAATTTTTTATACGAGAATTTGGTGGAGTTGGTAACCAAGACACACGGCCAAAACATAAAGAAGAAAAATTAATAAGGTACTTGGATTTACAGTTAGACGAATATTTTCAAGTACCATTCATACAGTTTTCAGATTACACTGGATCTTTAAGTTACCCAACATCAACCTATTTTAGATTTATATTTGACCCAAATACAGTTGCGTATGGTAACCTATTTTCTAAAGGAAATCATGTAAAAATAGATTTAGAGAAAAGTGGATCAACTGATTATACTGGTAATATTATATTAACAGTATCTTCTAGTTTAGGACAGATATCAAGCTCTATAAAAAATATAGAATATATTGATGAATTACCATCTGCAATATTTTTACAAACAGATAGAATAGTATCACAGAGTGCACAGTCTGCCTCATTAAATCTATATTTTCTGCAAAAAAATTATGATAAAGTTAACTTCTTTGAATCAACTAGCATAAATCTTTACGGTGATTATACCAATGCACTTTTTTCATCGGAATCTATAACATTTTGCAATGATGGTAATATAAAATTCTATTTGAACGAAGTTCGATACTGGAAATCACCGGTTGATGAAGAGATTATGAAATCTCATATGTTATCACCTCTTTCATATCATGGAAATAATGTATCACAAAGTACATATGACCTTATAGCCAGATATCCAGCATGGTTGGAAAATGCATATCAAAATGATAAACTTGCTCCGATTACCGTTGGAAATATTAATCAAACCAACATATACAATGCCCAAGTGATTTTATCAAGAGATACTGGGTCTGTTGTTGCATACAGCGAGTTTGTTAAATTTGAAATTCCAACAATAGCAGATAATGCAATAATACCAGAAAAAGAGCGAGTTGAATCATCAACTTTATTGGGCAACTTATCGTATAATACTCGTGTAGAATTGTCATCATATGATTACAAACCAAATGATGAAAATAAAATAAAAATAGGATTTTCACCACAGTTTAATATAAACGAAGATATTTTCAATAGATTTGGAACATTTGAATTAGATGAATATATCGGATCTCCAGTAGATACCGATAAAAAATATTACGTAAAGCTGTTAGATCTAGCAAAGTTTTATTTTCAGAATAGTAGAACAACCGATGATATTCACAGCTATCTAAAAGCATTAAAAATATATGATTTTACCATATTTGAACAGATAAAACAAGTTATACCAGCAAAGGCAAATGCAATAATTGGATTGATAATAGAAAATAATGAGTTACAAAGAATAAAATTAAAGCAATTACCTATGCTATCTGCTACAGTTGATCAATCAAATTTAATTGAATTTGTAAAAAAGGGAAACAGAACAGCAACATTATCTGGGTTTAATGGAAAGATTCAAGAAAAGGATATCTTGTATATATCCGCGTCTGTACCACCTTCGGGTACAATAGACCAAATATATACTATTAAAAACTCGTTTCTTCAAATGAATTCTTCTCTAATACAATCAACCCAAATAAACTCAGTAATGAGTAGCAAACCAGAGTATAATTCAACAATAACATTACTGCCTTTGTTATCTAAAACATCTAAAGAGCTAAAAACAAAAATAAATAATTTTGTATATCCAGTATCTAATAACGATTTGTCATATACTTATACTAGTCCATTATTGGGAAGACAGCGCGGATACGAAAATTTGGATTATGCAAAATCGATAAATATTTTTAATACAATAGATGGTACAGCTAATAATTTTTACTATGCAACAATTGAATATACTTTTGGAAATGATGCGTCTGCATCAATAAACAAACCATCAGATGCAAGTTTAAAATTTGGAAATAATCCATATTTTATAAAGAGATTACACAAGGGGGCTGAAAATCATAGGTATTATGGATCGAAGGTATCATCGTTTGATGTCAACTACATAAACCTAGATAACCCAGGATTAGCATTAGCGGTGCCTGTAACTATAATACCGTCAGGATCACAAAATGTACAATATAGCTCTTCGCTTGGAAATCCTAATAATAATGTATTTATAGATCCAAATATAATACCACCTGGAGTATAAAAAAGTTGTTATACACATATTTATTTAAAATGAAATTCTTATAGGAGTAATGAAATGGGATATTTAAATAATTCTACAATAACAGTAGATGCAATTTTAACTAAAAAAGGCAGGGAGTTATTAGCTAGAAACAGAAATGAATTCAAGATAACTCAGTTTGCACTTTCGGATGATGAAGTTGATTATGATTTATGGAATCCTGCACACCCTAATGGTAGTGATTATTATGGCGTTGTTATCGAAAATATGCCGGTAACAGAAGCTGTACCAGATGAGACATTAAATCTAAAATATAAACTTATAACACTACCAAGAAATACTCCGGTAATCCCAGTAATAAAAGTAAACGTTGAACGTCTTACTTTTTCTGGGGAAGGTGCAAAAATTGTTGAGCCAACTACAATCAATTTTGTTGGAGCTAATTCAACATTAGGATATACGTTCATTCTTGGTGACAATACAGTTGCTGACATAATAGATGTTACACCTGCATCAAGAGCAATTACACCAACAGTTGCTAGGTTTGTTGGTGATACGGAAGCACCACAAGCTATAACTAGAGTTGGTCTGAAATGTAGCATCAATCCTAAGTATGATGCTGTATTGCAAAGATCAACAACATTGACAATCATTGGAAATGAAACAGGCGGAAGAATTGTAATACCAATCGTAGTATCAGCCGCAATCCCAGGAACAGCAGCTGGAACTAATAACCCAGCTAGTTAATATTAAAAGGATGAATTAAATGGCTTTAAATCAAAATACATTGGCTGGTCAGGCAGCTGCAGGTAACATGGCTGCGGCCTCAGCTGCTCAATCTGCGGATGCAGCTATGGGAGGATTGGATATCGATCAGATAACCAATGCTGATATAGTAGCGCCATTAACTAGTTATCCACCATCAAACGTAATATTAGTATATACACAGTTCTCCTCTGGAGATGTCATAACTAATAATGTTTATGCAGAAACAAAGGGTCTTTGGAGCAATACAAGTGCTAGTTTAAGCACTTTTTATACTGCATCTGGGTTAACAGATGCCCAGCTCGATTATTACTTGAAGATACAGTCTTCAACTTCATCGTGTGATGATTCTACGGAATTTTATATTGCGTATGGTAATAGATTTGGCTATGGTGAAACCGAAGCAGAGGGACAACCAGACGATACGCCAACGAGGGCTATATACAAGCAGTATAGGCAATTATTGTTGACACCAGAAGACGAGCAGTTTTCATTTAAGACAGGTTCTGCATACTTAACTTCAGATAACATATATGTTATTAACTTTAATTCAAAATTAATTGGAGACAAGGTAGATCCTGGTAATTTTGAACTTGCATTGGCTAAACTTGATGGTAATTTATATCCAAACGGAACATACACGGCAAGTGCAGCAATTAAAGTTGATTCTGGTTCATCTAAAGTAATAACATTAATAGATGATTCACGCGATTCGGTTGATGTATCACCATCCATTACAACATCAACACGTGTATTTAATATAGTATCTGGGACAATTGAGAACGGAATACACACCGCATCAAATGAAGCATACGGATTATTCTATGCTGACTATGGTGTTCTTGTATTAAATGCCGATAAGTTGAACAGCGAACTTGGATTCAATGTTACGTCTGGATCATACGTAAATGGAAATAATAATATAAAATTATTGACCGCTATTTCAGGTGCGGCCCAGCCAACAAATACTAGAACTGCAACATCATCATTTTTTGCTAGAAAAGTAGATATAAAGACAAATTCTTACTATTATGTTAGAATAAGGAATTATCAATATAACTATTCAACCAATCCAACATATTATACGGGAAGCAGAGCAGAATTAGTCCACCGTGATTTTACGTACAATCCAGTATCATACATTACATCCATCGGATTATATAATCCAAATTATGAATTATTGGCGGTTGCAAAATTATCAAAACCGTTAAAGAAAACATTTTTTGATGAATATTTGATTACTATTAAGCTGGAATACTAATAATGGCAGATAATAATCAATTAGCTGGTTTTATTGATGAAACTGTAAAAAGTTTATCGGATAAATTAACCGAAAACAGAAAAGCTAGTATTGAACTTGGTAATTACGGTAAAATATTTACATTATTTGGCGAAGATGAAGTTATTTTAAATTCAAAAAAATTTGTAACTAACAATTTTTGGCATACAAATACATTTGATTTAATCAACATACAAACATCATCTTTTCAAAATGAAAATTTAAAAAAGTTTTACTTAGAAACCGAAGTCACGAATTCTGCATTTAATGTAAATACTTATTTTCTTACTGAATCTATAAATTCTGCTGCACAATTCTCCTTATTTTATGGAGATCGTTTTGGTAGTGGGTCATTGGAAACTAATTATTATTTTCCAACACGTGTTGTATATAAACAGTATGCAACAAAATGTCTGGAACCAGAAGATGATACATTCACATTTGGAGATGGAATAAATTCCGATAGAATTTATGGAATAAGTTTTACACAGCAATATTTTCAAGATGCAATAAATCCTAATTATTTTCAAATTGCACTTAGAGAATTAAACGGAAATCTATACCAAAACGCCCAACATACTGGAAGTAGTGTATCATATAAAACAGGCAGTTATAAAATGTTAACACTAATCCCAGATAATAATCAAGATGATAACATTTTAACTCAAAATGGGCGTGTATTTAATTTAGTTTCCGGGTCAATTGGATCTGGTATTGTGACAAAATCAGATGGGTCATACGAGTATTATGGAATAATATACCCAGACCTAGGACTTGCTATTTTGGATGCTACGCGTTTAGATTCATACTTAAATTTTAATAGTGTAACCGGTTCAAATATAGATGGATTCAATTCATATAAATTATATAAATCGATTGAAGGAGCAGTTTCTTTAAATGCGGGGACTAGCTCAATTTCAACTATATCATCACCACCAACACACTCTTTTGTTGTTCGCGGCGATTCAGTTACAAACATAAATTATTATTTTGTAAATGCTAGTTCATTTGATTATAACTATAGTACAAATCCAACATATATAACTGGTTCAAGCGGTCAGTTAAAATATAACTCATTTATAAAAAATCCATATACATACATAACCGCAGTTGGGTTATATAATGACCAGTCTGATTTATTAGCAGTTGCTAAATTATCAAGACCTCTTAAAAAATACTTTGGAAAAGAGTATTTAATAAAAGTACAATTAGAGTTTTAACATGTTTGCGTATAAAAATGTAGATGTACTAAGCGTATTAAATCAAAAAAACACTTCAGTATCTGGCGCTTGGGGTGGTAATAACGATTTGGTTGCACCAACAAATAAATTGTGGCCTATAGCAGAAATACCTAGAAACTGGCCATCTGAAAAAACACCATATATACATTTTGTTTCATATAACGTATCTTCTTCGTTTAACAAAATAGTATTTCCAAGCATTACACCATACTCGTTCTTGACGCAGAGTGTATCATCGTATGTATATTACTTAGATATATATAGTAGTATAAAAATCCCCTTAGAAACAACCGGCTCTGAGCATATTAATATTAGTTACGGTATATATGCAGATAGTCCAAAGATAGTGTTTGAAAATTCAGCATCAGAATACGGATATTCAACATTCGGATTGATCCCAGACTCTAGAGTATTTACGTTGGCATGGGGAAGTGTATCAGAAAGCATAGGTATGATAAATACATATGCAACAACCGCAAGTTACGTACCAAATCCAACAATATATCAACAACCAAACAGTGTATATAATACATATAAAACAATTTTACATGAAACAGGTAGTACATTTTTAGTTGGAACTGGGTCATATGATAACATATATGTTATACATTTAGACAAAAATATTTTAAAAAATGGAATTATTACTGGTTCAGTTCAATTACCATTTATGAAAAATGCAGTTGTGAATAACTACTCAAACGCATCAAATATATACACATCCAGTTACATAACATTAACGGATAGCATAGTAGAATATGAATTTGATTACCAAGTAGGCGGATATTCGTTATTAGTTAGTGGAACGATTGGTAATACAATTGAAACAGATATATACGGAAAAATTTATTATGATTTGGGTATTCTTGTCTTAGACGCTAATAAATTAAATCAAAAGATAAATTTAAATATGTATACAGGATCAACTGAGGATCTTTTGTATCCACCTTCTGCAACTTCTATGTTTGAAGAAGGATTAAACCATTATAGACTATTTAAATCACTTCAGGCGTGTTCATATTTAAACAGCAATCCGTCAAGCAATGATTTACTAATAACAACCGCATCTAATTACTCTCCACAGTATTTTAAATGCAAAGTACACGAGGATAGAGTAATAAATCCTGTGTTTTTGGTTGTAAAACCAAATGAATTTAATTACACAAACAACCCGTCATGGATAAAAAATCAATTAAATGAGGCAGGGATTATAGAATCGAGCTCATTGCCAAAAAATTGTCAATCATTTATAAATGCAGATGAAGGATGTGATAAATTAAATCCGTTAGAACAGCGGTATGTTTATTGGTATTATCCTTCAAAACAATCACCAACTAAAATTTACGCAGCTTATTTTTATAAGTATGAAAAGGGCGATTGCGAATGTGAGTATTTGGGTGATTTCTCAGCATATAAAGCAAAATACCAACTCCCACATACTAGATTTAAAAAATATTTAGTTAAAGATGAATTTAAATATAATCCAATAACATATATAACAACTATTGGATTATACGATGATATGTATAGACTATTGGCGGTTGGTAAGTTAAGTAAGCCATTAAAAAAAGATAGTGTAACAACATATATGTTTAAGGTTAATATAAAATCATAATGAAAGACGTATATACACATATTGAAGAAAATGAAGATTACGATTATCAGTTGTATAATCTATATTCAAATGGAATGACTTTTAAAAAAATAGAACAAAAAAATATTTTTTTAAATCAAAAAGTTTTAACCCCATTTCATATGTGGGAGTCAAGCGCATCATTTTCATCATCAGCGTATACCCCATCATATAATCAATTTAAGTATTTAGTATCATCATCTGTTGATTTTACTCGTCTTGGTAGGAGCAATACAAATAAAGGCAATCAAAAAATTTTTGCACACAGTGCATCAATGGGTTACGTGTTAAATTACAATACATTAGAATCTGATCTTTCTCATAACAATATATTGTATTATTATGGATATGCCAATTATTATGGAAGTGGTAGCCCATTTAATGTAACACAAAGTGGTCAAACAAATGACATACCACAAGAAACCAAAGAATTATCTCCAACGAAAATAGCATATAAAACAATAAAAAATATATTAAGTGATGAAAGATTTGTTGAAAACGATTTAATACAAATTTCTCAATCATTTACAACGAGTGAAATTGTGTATATAAAAATACCTCGTAGAGTATATCATGAAGAAATTTTAAAAGGTTCGTTTGAACTATGTTTAAAACAATTAAATAGGTCACTGTATTTAACTGATCCGTCTGACTATAATATTGATTTCAATGAAAATAATATTGTTTATATAGTTTCTGGATCAAATAAAGATAATTTAAGTTTAGTCTCTGGTAATTATGATATTTATGGATTGCTAGACAGAAAAAATGCATTGGCAATTTTGGATGTACCTAAATTAGAAATTATATTTGGTAATTTATTTACAACTGCATCATTTACCAGTTCATTGTTTCAATATGAGCAGGTTATATATGAAACTGATCCGTTTTCTAATCAATACGGATTCTATTCTCTTGATTCTGTTAATACAGAAACTTATACAGCATCATACTATCCAAATATGCATAGGTTATCACTTTTATTTTATAGTGGATCACAAGAGAAAAAATTAACTGCTATTGGTTTGGAAACACAGATATGTGATGAATATTATATAAAAATAGGACCTGCGGAGTTTAATCGGTCTACAAATCCAACATATTTAGCAGGAGATAGAATAAAAGATGTATTTTATAAAAATCCTTTTACTTATATAACAACAATCGGACTTTACAATGATGACAGCCAATGTTTAGCGGTTGCAAAATTAAGCAAACCATTAAAAAAAGATTTCCAAACTGCATATAATATTAAAATACAGCTAAAGCAATGAGTACTTTTTCATATAAAGATTGGTTTAATACAACACAGCGCTTGGATGATTTTAAAAATAAATCAAAAGAGTTAGAAAAACTATGGGATGATTATTTTATATTTGAGCATAGTGCATCTATAGCAGAAAGTATATCTAGTAATTTTAAAATATTTAAACAGTTTGATCAAACGGAAATAATACCCGTAAATAAAACAATTGTAACAAAATCTGTATACGAAGAATATTTTTATGAGTTACACGGGGCGGGTGCATTACAAAACCTTTATACGTCAAGCGTTCAACAAGAATCATTTGATTACTTAACTAAATGCTATATAGCCCCCGATATCACAGCTAGTGTATCATACCAATTTTTAAACGGGTTTGCTCCCATATTGGTAACAGATATCAAAAGTAAAGATGAATATAGAATATTTGATATAGCATACGGTAATTATTATGGCAGTGGGTCTAGTGATGGAACTATAATAACATATGACGATGCAACGCAAAACTATGATTTTTCATATCCAACAAAAGCGGTATATCATTCATTAAAACAGAATACATTTTCAAATGAAAATCCAACAGCTGACAAGATAGAAATCTCTGGAAATGTTGATTCCGTGTTTGCGATTAATGTTAGTGCTGATTATCTATATGATGGTATAGCAAATAATAGATCATTTGAGTTAAAACTGGCAAAAATGAACGGAAGTTCTTCCATAAATCAACTTGAAAGACAATATAAAATAAATTTATATGCGTCTAATAATAACACTGATCCAAATTTAACACGTGATTTATATTATGATCGAGAAATTTATTCATTTATTGAATTAACTAAAAAAGCAACACAGATATCAACTCCACAATTGTTTGATTATATTGTGTCTGGTAGTTTAATAGATGGAGTACATTTAAAAAACAATCTACCCATCATATACGGTAAAATATATTATGATACTGGAATTGTAATTTTAGATGCCGATAAATTAAATAATCTTTTAAACTTAAATTTGCAAACGGGTAGTAATGTAACTTCTAATAACAGTAAGCGCTTATATAAAGCAGTGTCTGCTAGTTTACAGACATATGCTATACTTGCAGATGGAAATCCAGATATAACAAATCCGTACTACCCTGATATACAAACTACTTTATTAGCACAACAACTGGGAACTGTAACAACTCCACGGTTTGATATAAAACAAACAATTAATTCCATCTTCTATAAGTGCATACTTGGCACAGAAGAGTTTAATTATTCAACAAATCCATCTTATTATGATGGTAAATCAGGCGATCTGAGAGTAAAGGCATTTTATTCTGGAAGTACTGATTTTTACGTAAGACCAGAGAGTTATATCACATCTATTGGATTATATGACTCTGTATATAATTTAATAGCAGTTGCTAAATTATCAAGACCACAGCGCAAAAGTTTTAATAATTCGATAATTATTAATGTTAGGGTTGATTATTAATATTTTTATGGAAATTAAATGGTAAGTGCACAGACTGGTACATCGGGTATAGGTAATACAGTTACCTTAGACGGTATAATATATGTTAATACTAGGGTAACTCTGTGGTATGTTGCATACCCAAACGGAAATAACGGACCCGGTGTTCAACAGTCACGTCAACCAATATCAGTTCTACAAAAATATGATCTTAATGATCCATATGAATATGGTGCATTTTTATTAGATGATCAACGTGGATTTGAGGAAAATGTAAGAGAACAGGGTTATGAAGGAAATCCATACTTTTTAAATGATACTGTTATAGATGAATTAGCCATTAGGCGATTAAAAGATACAACGCTTACACCAGATGAACGGCGAGAAATTTTAGATGCAGGAAAGCCCTACAAATACAACAATACAAAACGCTTGGCTGTTGTAATACCAAAGGATGGAAAGTCTGAAATACCTGACATACGGCGCATAACATTGTATGAATACAATTATGATGATAAGTGTGAAAAATTAGATTTTGAAGAAAAGGTATTTCCGGGAACTAATAAACAAAATCCAAACAGTCCTTGTTATGGGCCAACCGGAACATCTGGAACTTCTGGAAGAGCCACGGACAATTTGGAAATATCCCGTTTAACCGGGTCATTTGTAGATTTTAGTGATTATAAAAAAGATTTCAAAACAACATTCCAAGAAATTGGATATAGAACGCTACAAACTGGTCCATTTTTACCGTTTGAACCAAAACGATTTGAACTTGTTAGTTCATCTAGATTTGTAGATGAGTTTGAGGATGTTTTGACTGGACCTGTGAGGTTTGTTGAATCTATTTCAGATGGACCACGTGGCACACAAATTACAACGTTAGTTGGATATCAAATAAAAGGCAGACGCAACAAGAGAACTGGTGCTGTTATAACGGGATCTGCTGAACAAGTTGTTTATTCAAAGGAAATTTCTAGAACTGCAGAATCAATATATGTATTTAAGCCATTACAAGCAGCTGACGCATCAATAACTGCATTGACTAGTAAGACAAGTGGTGTATGGCGCGGTGATGGTACAATATATGAGTTCTATACAAGTTCATTACAAACTAATACAGAAAAATCTTATAAATTAAATGTAATTTCTGGAAGTTGTGATTCTAATGATACGATGTTTTCTATCTATTACGGAGATTTTGACGGCGCAGGTACTATAAAATTATCCGATGATAGACGTCAGTATGGGTATTCCAAATCGGTATATTCTATGTTTGTTTCTCTAACAGGAAATCGTTCAATAAATAAAAAGCTACTGTTCACGGATAACAGCTTGAGTCAGAGTTTGTATTTACTACAAGAGTTAACGTTGGGAGTTACATCGGATTTGTTACCTCCATTTAAACTTGATGATGATACATACATTTCAGCAAATGTAAACGATTTCAATCAGTATATAGTATCAAGTGGCTCTGATTTTTATTACAGACCGGGTTTGAATGCAACAGCTGATTTAAGGAAATTAATACCACTTGCGCAAAGCGAAAAAATATTCGCTATACAAGTTAATCCAAAATTATTAAAGAATTCATTAGATGCTGGTAATTTTGAATTAGCATTGGCAAAGCTAAACGGTAACCCTTCTCCTGAGGTGGATACTACGTCCGATACTGTTATAAAGTTAATAGATTCCAGCATCACGCAGGGTATATTATTAGAAGGCGATACAAAAGATTCATATAGATACAGATCTGCGTATATACCGCCAACTGATTATGATATTGTTTCTGGTAGTTTGCAAGATGGTGTACATAACCCGTCAGCCCCTACTGTATATGGAAAAATTTATCCTGGGTATGGATTGATATTATTAGATGCAAACAAACTGAATACTGAACTTAATTATGGAATTGTAACGCAATCAAATTATGATGGCATGAATCCACTCCGATTGTTTAAGTCAATAAGTGGATCTGCTGTTACAACACCAACAAGAGGGACCACATATCCATTTATGCTACGCCAAACGGAAGCATCTATTTTACAAACAATAAGAATAAATGTGGATGAATCTGAATTTAATTATTCAACAAATCCATCATACTATTACTCACGTAATCGTTCTCCATTGTTTAGGTACGCTCAAACTGCTCCATTTGAAGGAAAACTTACACCGTACTCTTTAAAGAATAGGGAATGGTTTTATGAACCAGTATCATACATAACAACAATTGGTTTATATGATGATAACTTCCAGTTAGTGGCAGTTGGAAAGCTGAGTAAACCAATGAAGAAAACTTTCAATGAATCATTAAAATTTGTTGTTAATTTGAAGTACTAATATGACAAAATCTGAGTACGATAACAACCGGTTTTTAAGTGACTATGGTGTCAATTGGTTATTTGATTTTTTAAATGTAGATAACTTATCATCAACATATACTCAAATAGTTGAAGAGTTAATCGAGTATGATACATCTAAAAAGATAATACCAATTTGGAATAATAATCAACCAATACTTTCAAATTTTTATACTCAATCAAATCAAGATACTACAAACTTTAGAGATTATTCACTAAATGTGTATTCTACAAAAAGTTGTGGTACTCCTACTAAAGAATTTACAATAGAATATGGCCATGCAAACGGATACGGTACATCAATTGAATATCCAACAGAAAAGACCGAGACTAAAGCAATATATAGAAAATATGGATCAATATTTGGACAAGGGGTATTAGATGATTATACGCATTTTTATGCATTAAAATTTAATAAATCTTCTAGTCAAGATACTCTGTATTCTGAATTATTCGAAATAAAATTAACAAATCCGTACACAAGTTCAAGATATTCTGATATTATAAATCTAGAATATTTTCAAAGCCAGTCTGTCTTTGATTTCCATTCATACGATATATGCAATCTAGTCTCCGGTTCACTGGAAAACGGAATTTATTATGAAAACGGGTCTCCTATATATTTTGGAAAGTTATACCCGAAAGAAGCAATCGCGTTATTTGATGGAAATGTACTCGATACAAAACTTTCATTTAATACACAAACTGCATCTTACACAAACGGAAAAAATGCTGAACGATTTTTACGCTCTATTTCTGGGTCTATCTATAACTTTAATAATTCAACATATAAATACTGGTCATATATACATGGGGTAATTGAGCGTCAAGTAATGACTATGCCTATAAAAATAAGTTTTGATCAAATGAATTATACTACAAATCCAACATTTTACGATCAGTACGGTAGAATAAAAACAAATCAATTCATAAATGATCCAAATACATACTTCACAACAATTGGATTTTACAATAACAAATATCAATTATTAGCAGTTGCTAAATTGTCAAAACCACTTCTGAAAAATTTCAATGAGATGTACATGTTCCAGGTAAATTTAGAAATAAAATAAGTAGAAAATGAAATATTATGGCTAGAAATTATAATAATAGATTAAAAATCTTTAAAAAAATAAAACGTGGTGAGTACATTATAACAAAATATGATGTATACAAATCATGGACATTTTCTAGCGAACAGTTTTTAAAGAAATATAAATTTATCACTAATATTAGTTTTGTAAAAGATGTAGCTCCTAGAGGGTGTGATGATTTTTATACATTAGGATATGATTGCACATTAATATCAAATGGCGAAGGTGTATCAATTGAATGGATTTACGGAAAGAGTACATCCCAGAATAAGGGTATATACAAAATAATACTCACAAAAACACTTGCAGGTGTATGCAGTTGTTTATTTTTAGAACCATCAAACAAAAAAAATTCTAAAATAGAAACACCATACATATTCGATGTATTCCAGGGTAGATATTTAAACAAATCGCAATATCCATTGGGAAAACTACCGTTAAACTCTCAAATTTATACTGCACCAAACATAACACAATCGTTTGATCCTCACTTAATACATGCCGTTATAAATCACACATATTATAAATCAAATATTGACGAATTGAATTATAATGCTGGATATTTTATAAACAAAAATACAGTACGTAATTTATATGAATCGTGTTCTGTATTGCAAGTACGGCAAGACTTATTTGGAAACGGTATAAAACGTAACTCATTTCAATTAAATGATTACAGCTTATCAGGTAGTATTTCATCTCCCATACAGATCCTCGATGATGGAATATCAAATATTTATACAACAAATATAAATACGCAATCATTTGTTTCTGATTCTAATTTGTTATTATATCTTGGGTTTAATGAAAAATATAAAGCAAAAATTGAATCAACATTAGAATATTCTAATATAGAAGATTTATCTATAAACAAAAACCATGCAACTGCAATTTCTGGGGCTTACTATTCAAATGGGTTTTTATCATCCGGTTCAATTGTAGAGCCAGTTGGAACTGCATTGCGTTGTACTGGATTGCCAATCGAGATTAAACACATAGATGAGTATACATTTGTTAATGATACGGATTTCGCCATTTCATTTTTTATAAGTGCATCTTTAAATGCGCAGAATACTGGCAGTGCATACTCATATATTATTGCAAAGCAAGAATACACATCGCAAGTAATAAAAAATAAATTTACAAAAAGTTTTGATTTTAGAAACTTAAAAACATTGTCTGGTGTATATCCGTTTTCAATAAGAATGATTAATACTGGTTCTGATGCTGGTAAACTATATTTTTCAAGATATGGTGGAACCGATGAGGCATTTATAACCTCATCAGTATCAATAACAGGGAGTTATAATCATGTTGTATGCCAGAAGTCCGGATCTATTTTTTACATGTATGTAAATGGGGCACTAAATTCTACTGGAAGTTGTGAAGTAAATGGTAGTGTGTATAATTCATCTAATATCTTGATTGGTTCATTAAAAAAATCATTAACAGAATATTATGGAAATTTGGATGAAGTACGTGTTTATAAGAAAGCATTAACATCGCAAGAAATACAGTCACTTTCAAATACAAATTGCCATAATCTCCAAGCACTACAAACAAATAATATTGGCAATATATATTACAATACAGGCACCGTTGTATTATCATCGTTAATACCAACGTATAAGAATATTTTACTTGGGAAAACTGGTAGTCTTGTTTATGAAGATGAATTAAATAATTATTATGGGTTTTCTGGAAAGTTTAAATCGGAAAAGAAAATATTTCAACATGAAATAGTAATACCAATTCGTGCAAACGAGTTTAATTATTCATCAAATCCAACATTAAAGAAAAATAATCTGGCAAACAGTGCGGAGTTTAAATCATTTGTTTCTGAGAGTGCTTTTAATGTTTATTTTACAACGATTGGACTGTACAACAGCATGTATGAACTCGTTGCAGTTGCAAAACTGGTGAATCCGTTACCAAAATATCAAGATAAAGACTTAAACATAATAGTAAGATTTGACGTAGAGTAATTATGGACATTGGAATAAAAAAAGGGTTTAGAAGTGGTCTTGAGGGATTACTTGAAGAACAATTAGTTGAATCTGGAAAAAAATATAGCTATGAATCCGAAAAAATTTCGTATATTCAACCAGAAAAGAAGCGTACATATACACCTGATTTCATTTTAAATAAAAAAGATGGTAGTAAAATGTACATAGAATCTAAAGGCAGGTGGGTATTGGATGATAGAAAAAAACATGAACTTATCCACACTCAATACCCAGAACTTGACATTAGGTTTGTCTTTTCAAATCCAAATGCTAAAATAAGCAAAAATTCAAAAACAACATATGCTGATGTATGTGAAAAGTTTGGATGGAAATACGCTAAAAAGCATATACCGATTGAATGGATTAATGAATGTATGTAAGTTTTTATGGTAAATTATAAATTATTGGTTTTATTAGAAAAGGTTCTGGGAGAAGGCCGTGCAACTTCCGGAACGAACTACGCATTTTTTTCACCGTTTTGTTCTCATTATAAACCAAAACTTGAAATAAACTTGGCTACTGTGGATGGTAAAAATCCATGGCACTGTTGGATTTCTAATGAAAAAGGAAAAACAATACACAGTCTGTTTAAAAAACTTAAAGTTGACAGAGAACTATTTACGGAATTAAATAAAATCGTAAGCGATTATAAACCATCTACAAAAGTAGAGCTAACAATACCAAAATTGGAATTACCCAATGAATTTGTAGCACTGTCTTCAATAAAAAAGTCATCGTTAAAAAATCCAACAATAAAACGTGCACTGATATATCTAAAAAATAGAAACATATCAGCAGTAGATATAAAACGCTATAATATAGGCATATGTGATTCCGGCGAATATAAAAACATGGTAATCATACCCAGCTACGATGGCGATGGTAATTTAAATTATTTTGTTGGGCGTTCTATTTTAACTGATTCATTTATAAAATATAAGAACCCAAATGTTTCAAAAAATATAATACCGTTTGAGCTTTATATTAACTGGAAGATGCCGTTAATATTAACCGAAGGTGTATTTGATGCAATAGCAGCAAAAATAAATGCTATACCGTTGTTGGGTAAAACAATTTCTCCGTATTTAAAGGAGAAAATAATATCAGAAAGAGTTCAAACTATTTATATAGCATTGGATTCTGATGCAATTAAGGATGCATTGAAATTTATAAAGTATTTTTTAAATCAAGGATTAAACGTGTATTTGATAAACTTGGAAGGTAAAGACCCAAGTGAAATCGGAACTTCTGAATTTTTAACACAGATGGAATCTGCTACGCTGTGCTCATTTGATTCTTTAATAAAGATGGAATTGTCTACATGAAAGTTTTACAAAATATAGATTTGTCAATTACACACATTGTTCATCTGGCAGATGTTCATATAAGAAATACAAAACGTCACCCAGAATATGAGGCCGTGTTTGAAAAACTTTATGCAAGTATAAAAGAGGAAAAGGAACATCATCCAGGACTTGCTATATATCTTGGTGGAGACATCGTACATGCTAAACTAGACATGTCACCTGAATTAATTCAGGTAACTTACAAGTTTTTAAAGGCGTGTGCAGATATAGCACCAACGTTTATGATTCTTGGAAATCACGATTGTAACTTGAATAATAAAAACAGGTTGGATGCGCTAACACCAATCGTAAACAGCTTAAATCATCCTAATTTATATTTTTTGCGTGATACGGGAATCTATCGAACTCGTACTTTAGACTTTGTTGTTTGGTCAATAACAGATGATATTGGAAATTATAAAGTTCCAAAAAAGTCTAAAAATGAACAAGTTTTGTTTTTTCATGGGGCGATTGATACAGCACAAACTGAACAAGGAATTGAAATACGTAATAATAAAATTACGTTGAATATGTTAAACGGATTTGATTATGTATTACTAGGTGACATACACAAGTATCAGTACTTGGACGAAAATAAAAGAATATGCTATTGCGGGAGTACTGTACAGCAAAACTTTGGAGAATCACTATCACACGGTTATGTACTGTGGTATATGAAGACTGGGTTTTCTAAATTTGTTGAAATTCCAAATGATCATGGGTATTATACATTAGAAGTAAAAAACGGTAAATTTGTTGAATTACCTACTCACTTTGTTAAAAAGCCAACTATACGAATAAAAGCATATGATACAGCACAAGCCGATATAACAAAACTTGTTACCTCTTTAAAAACAAAAGTAAAGATCGAAGAAGTAAAGGTTACAAAAATGACATCAAAGGCCGATACTTCTGTTATAAATAAAATAAAAGTTGGTGATGTTAGAGACGTTGAATACCAGAATAATCTAATTCTAAATTTCATAGAAAAAACAAATGCACTAGACCAACACACTAAAGATGGTATATGTAATATAAATCGTCAATTAAATACTAATATTGATATTTCAAAATCAATAAAGAATATTACATGGGTTCCAATTCATTTTGAATTTTCAAATATGTTTTCGTATGGCGAAGGTAATAAAATCGATTTTAAAAATATGAACGGAATATACGGGTTATTTGCAAACAATGCGGCTGGTAAATCAAGCGTATTGGATGCATTGACCTTCTGTATTTTCGATAAATGCTCCAGAACTTTTAAAGCAGCACAAGTTTTGAATAACAAAAAGGATGCGTTTACCTGTAAATTTGTGTTTGAAATACATGGAAAACAATATTTTATAGAAAGAATTGGAATTAAAGATAAAAAGGGCCATGTTAAGGTTGACGTAAAATTTTACACTTTTGATAAAAATGCTGAGATAGACTTAAGTGGGCAAGATCGTGATGATACAAATAATATTATACGTGAATATTTAGGAAACTATGATGAATTTATTTTGACAACATTATCACTTCAAAATAATAATTCAAACTTTGTAGATAAGGCACAGCGTGAACGAAAGGACTTGCTTTCTCAATTCTTAGATTTAAATGTGTTTGAGGAATTAACTCAGTTGGCAACAACTGAAGCAAATCAAATCAAAGGTCTTATAAAAGATTACATAAAACAGGATTTTTCCACTCAAATTGCAGATGGGCTGGCTAATAAAAAGATATATACCGAACAGGCTAAATCTGTTTCAAAACAAAAAGAGGAAATACTAAAACAATTAGAAATTGCTGATGAAAAAATAATACAACACACTATAGAGCTACATCCAATTGATGAGCATATTATATCATTGAATATTGATACATTAAACAAAGAAACTGCAGATTTAACTGGAAAATTAAATACATGTAAATTAAAAAAAGAAGAGATAAATCAACGCCGTGACTCTATTCAAAATGCTATAAATTCTATGCGCATTTCTATAAACAATACAGATGAAACTCGTCTTCGTTTAAATAAAGAAACAAAAGAAAAATATGATACTAAAATCAATGATTTAAATTTAAAAATAGAAAAAATAAATATCATAGAAGCTAATCTACAATCAAAAATAGATAAGCTAGATACACATGAATATAATCCAAATTGCAAACACTGTGTAAACAATGAATTTGTTCAAGATGCATTCAAAGCAAAAGATGAATTAGACTTATTATTGGCAAAGAAAACAGAAGTTTATAATGAACTGGAGAGTCTTAAATCTGAATCGATGGCGTACAAAAACGCATTAAATGAGTATGAACAATATACAATTAGTAAAACAGAGTACTTGACATTAAATAACAATTTAATGGAATGTGATAACAAGCTAAAGGAAATAGATTTATTAGAAAATAAAATTGAAATTGCGCTGAGTCAGCTAAAAGAGAAGCATAGCAAGTACATTCAAAATGAAAAGGCGATAACACATAATATAGAAATAACTAAGCTTATAGATCAATATACTAATAAGAAGCAACAGTTAAATCTACAGTTATCCTCAATTGAGAATGAGTTATCAAACGCAAACAGTCAAATTAAAATACATGAAAATTCTATAAAACTTGGAAAGGATGGAATTTTAAAACTTGAAAAATTAGAAGAGCAATTTAAGATATATGATTTATATATTAAAGCTACTAACCGAAATGGCGTTCCCTATGATTTAATTTCAAATATATTACCACAAATTGAAAATGAAGTCAATGATATACTTAGCTATCTGGCGGACTTTAGAATTGCGTTGGAATCCGATGGTAAAAGTATAAACATATATATTATATACGATAATGATAAATTCTGGGCGTTGGAATTAGCTTCCGGTATGGAAAAATTTATATCTGCGATTGCTATACGGAACGCTTTGATTAATTATTCAAATCTTCCAAGACCAAACTTTATGGCAATTGATGAAGGATTTGGCGTATTAGATAGCGAAAATATGTCATCTTTATACAATCTGTTTCAATTTTTGAAGACACAATATCAATTTATACTGGTGATTTCACACATAGATTCATTAAAAGACATGGCGGAGAAGCAAATAGAAATTTATAAAGATGAAGGTTTTTCAAAAATATATTTCTAATATTTATATATACGCCAAATATTATTGTTAATGGAGATGTAGATGCCAATTACCAGAGATTTGTCAAATTTATATGTGTCACAGTCATTTCAACGGCTTGCACAAATAGATCCAAACGATAACAAAACGTTATTGTTTGGCACTGGTAGTTATGTAGCAGACTTAAAAATATCCGGAAGTTTGGAAATTGGATCAAAATTAAAAACAAATTTACCCGATTCATCACAAATTTCAGTTTATATAGACCCAGCTACAACGCGTCCAACTATTAAAAATGAGACAACACCTGCATCTGCATCAATCGCAGTATTACAGCATGGTACGGTAGATCCCATAGCACCACCCATATTTGGTGGAACTGGTGGAATTGGTACTTTATATATAAATACTGTTACTGGTGATTTCTTTGTTTATTCAATAGAAGTTACAGGAAGCAGACCAACTGGATCAACAAGACCAGCTCCAACTTCTGGTACTTCTGGTACATCTGGTCCTTCTGGTACATCTGGCACATCTGGTGATACGTTCGCAACTTCAGGAACCTCGGGTGCTACGGGAACATCTGGAACATCTGGAACATCTGGAACAGCTGGAACAGCTGGAACATCTGGTACTTCAGGAATCGCGGGATCATCTGGAACATCTGGAACATCGGGTGCAAGTGGATCTTCTGGAACGTCTGGAACATCTGGAACATCGGGTGCAAGTGGATCTTCTGGAACATCGGGTGCAAGTGGATCTTCTGGAACATCTGGTGATACATTTGCAACATCGGGAACATCTGGTGCTGCTGGATCATCTGGTTCTTCTGGAACAGCAGGAACATCCGGTAGCTCGGGTGCATCTGGTACATCCGGTAGCTCGGGTGCATCTGGTACATCCGGTAGCTCGGGTGCATCTGGTACATCCGGTAGCTCGGGTGCATCTGGTACATCCGGTAGCTCGGGAGCATCGGGAACATCTGGCTCTTCTGGAACAGCAGGAACATCTGGCAGCTCGGGAGCATCGGGAACGTCTGGTAGCTCAGGAGTATCCGGGACATCGGGAACATCGGGTGATACATTCGCAACATCGGGAACATCTGGTGCTGCTGGATCATCTGGCACAGCGGGAACATCAGGAACATCTGGCAGCTCGGGTGTATCTGGTACATCTGGAAGCTCCGGTATATCGGGAACATCGGGAACATCGGGAACAGCAGGCACATCAGGAACATCTGGTAGCTCCGGTGTATCGGGAACATCGGGAACAACAGGCACATCAGGAACATCTGGTAGCTCTGGTGTATCGGGAACATCGGGAACAACAGGAACATCAGGAACATCTGGTAGCTCCGGTGTATCGGGAACATCGGGAACCTCGGGCACATCAGGAACATCTGGTAGCTCCGGTATATCAGGAACTTCAGGCACGTCTGGAACATCAGGAACATCTGGTAGCTCCGGTGTATCAGGAACTTCAGGCACGTCTGGAACATCGGGTACATCAGGTAGCGCGGGAACATCTGGAACATCTGGAACAACCGGAACATCAGGAACTACTGGTGCAGGTACATCTGGTAACGCACCAAGTCAATTTATATCCGGATATGTATTAGGAAACGGTGGATCTGAATACACTATAACACATAATACAGGATATCAAGATGTTGGAGTGGTTACATTCGATTCATCGTTTGATGATGAAATTCTTGGAACAATATATTATGCAACATCTGAATCGGTTGACTTAGATTTCACACCTGCAGCAATCACATTTAACCAGATATCCGCATCAATTCTAAACTATAATACTTCTAGCTATTCAACGGTTATTGGTGATGGAATTCTTGACCAATTTACAATAACACACAACTTTAATACACGCGAAGCGCTTGTATATATAAGAGAATCAAGCTCATTCTCTAGTTATGAAAATGTAATACCAGATATTTACTACACTACAGTAAATGATGTGACATTGAATTTTAATGTTCCACCTACCCCAGACCAATATGTAGTAAATGTAGTTCCATTTACGAGTAGTCTTGGTACTGTTTATACACAAAATGTAGGTAATGGCGTAGAACAAGTTTATACAATAACACATGATTTAAATTCAAAGCATGTATTTGTCATGGTTCGTGAAAATACTGCACCGTATGAGCGTGTATACCCAGATATTTATTTTACATCAAACAATCAAATTACTATGGATTTCAATGCAGTTATACCAGTAAATGCAGTTAAGGTTAACATTATAGGATAAAAACATATATGGATTTAAAAATAAATTGTCATTTTATAGATGGCGCATTTATAGAAATTTTAGGAAATGCAAGCGATACAAAAAAATATAATGTAAAATTTATAAATAAAAAAACAAATAAAATTGATTACCAAACAGAGATACCTATAAATTCATGGGCAAAAAGTTCTAAAAAATATTTTATTGATTGGCGTATTGAATTATATTGTAATGATTTAAAAATTTATGAACATAATTTAGATTTTAACAATAAAGCTGTATTAATAGAATTATGTTCATCAAGTTTAGGGGATACCCTAGCATGGATACCCGCTATAGATGAATTTCAAAAAAAACATAATTGTAAAGTTTATTGTTCTGGGTTCATAAATAATTTGTTTGAACAACAATATCCGAATTTAACCTTCATACAGCCGGGTTCTAGTGTAGATAATATATACGCACAATATAAAATAGGTTGGTTTTATGATGGAGATTTGATTAATTATGATATGAATCCTAATGATTTTAAAAAATTTAATCTTCAAGATACCGCATTTCAAATATTAGGATTATCATACACAGAGATAAGACCTAAACTGAATGTACCGATTATTGAAAAGAAAAATCAAGTGTGTATTGGAATTCATGCAACTGCAAAATCTAAATATTGGAATAATCCTGGGGCTTGGCAGAAGGTAATAGATTTTCTAAATGAAAAAAATTATGAAGTTTTATTAATAACAAAAGAACATAACGGTTGGATGGGATCAGAAGTAATTACTGGAGTTACTGATAAAACAGGCCAGTACAGCTTAAATGATAGAATATACCAATTAGCAGAAAGTAAATTATTTATTGGTCTGGGTAGCGGGCTATCGTGGTTAGCATGGGCAACTGGAATAGACACTGTATTAATATCAGGGTTTTCTGAAAAATACTCAGAATTTACACCATCAAAAAGAATAATAAATGAAAATGTATGCCATGGTTGTTTTAATAATCATAAGCTCGATGCTGGGGATTGGAATTGGTGTCCTTCTTTTAAAGGCACAGAAAATCAATTTATTTGCACCAAACAAATAACAGCTGAAGATGTTATAAAAGCAATATCTGATGTATTAAAAATAGATATTTAATAATCTTTTTTTTGATATTTATATATAATTTTAAACCTTCATTTGGAGACTCTGAGTGCTTGATTGGAAAAAGATTATAACTGAGGACAGTGATGCATCTCTCATAGGTGTAACTCTGAACGAATACTTAAATCTACCTCGATATGATGATTTTCCAACTCTCATCGCTACTGAAGGTGATGTAATTTACTTAACTCCAAGCCAAAGTTTATATTATTATACCGGAACATCATGGGTTGAAGTTGGGTCTGGAACCGGGGGTACTGGTACATCTGGTACATCTGGTGGTACTGGTTCATCTGGTACTTCTGGTATAGCTGGTTCATCTGGTACTTCTGGTATGGCTGGTTCTTCCGGTACTTCTGGGATAGCTGGTTCATCTGGTACATCTGGAATATCTGGGTCTTCTGGATCTTCTGGTACATCTGGGTTAACTGGTTCTTCTGGTACTTCGGGTGAAAGTGGTTCATCTGGTACATCTGGGATAGCTGGTTCATCTGGTACTTCTGGCATAGCTGGTTCATCTGGTACATCTGGTGAGAGCGGTTCTTCTGGTACATCTGGGATATCTGGGTCTTCTGGATCTTCTGGTACATCTGGGTTAACTGGTTCTTCTGGTACTTCGGGTGAAAGTGGTTCGTCTGGTACATCTGGGATAGCTGGTTCATCTGGTACATCTGGTGAGAGCGGTTCTTCTGGTACATCTGGCTCTTCTGGGTCATCTGGTGAATCTGGATCATCTGGTACATCTGGCGAATCTGGATCATCTGGTACATCTGGTGAATCTGGATCATCTGGTACATCTGGCGAATCTGGATCATCTGGATCATCTGGACTATCTGGTACATCTGGCGAATCTGGATCATCTGGTACTTCGGGTGAAAGTGGATCATCTGGTACATCTGGCTCTC